TCGATTTTGTAAACTGCAAAGATTTCACTTCGTTTATGCTGGAATGCCAATCTAAGAGATGCAATGTTTTGTTTTATGATGAAAACATATTTTTTGATTTCAGGAAAGAAGGCCCTTCCGAAACATTTAAGCGGCAAATGAGAGTTGCTCTTCTTACATTTATTTTGGAAAGCATTCCCGCAATAGCAGAAGATTATCTTGCGTATTTTAAGAAATACGCTGGATGGAAGAGCGATAAAACGTTTACTCCTACCTTAATCGAAAAGAAGGAAAGACTTAACCGCGAAACGTGGCTTGATGAACAAGCAAATATTATGTGACCCGCCAGACATGGTATCGGATTGCTGAACAGAACAGGTGAAAGGAGTAAGAGCCTATGGATAAGTGGAACAACAGAAACTCGTATGACTGGCTTGCAGGGGCAGTCGTTGGATTGCTTACCGGGTTCTTTATCGTAGTTGTGGTTGCGAGGTGCGTTTTGTGATACTCAGTGACAACATGAAGCATCTGATCGACACGCTGAACACCTATGAGCCAGACCTTCCGAATGGATTCTATTCCGTAAAAGCCCTGCAAGACAAGCTGGATTTCACGGCACAGTTCGTTCTTGAATCTCTTGCCAACGATGGATTGATACGCTGGGGCGATACGCAGCACACGGCGTTCTGGCTGTTGGAACGTGCTAGGAACTATAAGAAAATCCACAAGCTGGAAAAGATTGAACAGTGGAAAGAACGTGCAATAGGCTTTGCTTGCGGCGTTCTGACAAGCGTTGTCGCAGGGGCGATTAGCATTGTGCTAGCTGGCGTTTTCAGTTGACATTGTTCGCAACCTAGAATAAAACCGAATATTTGATTTTTGTGCAGTTGTAGGCACTCTTTACATTTTCAGGTAGGGGGTGCCTATTTTTTTATGCAGTCAAAACAGTGTATCGCCATCATTGACAGCATCAAAGCGTATGCAAAGCAGAATCCGACAGAAGCACAGGTCTACGAGGACTGGTTTCAGGCGGTCGTGAACCTGAGAGATGCTTTGCCGCAAGACAAGCGGTTCGATGCCTACAAATATTCTGGGGAGCTGCGTTCTGTCTGTGCAGCCATGATGGGCAAGATGAAAACAGGCGAGGACGTGGCGAAGGTCTATGACATTATCGGCCGGACGTACCTGTTTGAAGCAAAAGATGTGTTCGACAGTTATTGCATCTACCTTGAATGGAACCGTGCGCCGGAGAAGAAGTTCTATCAGCCCAGACGCAGAGTGCTGAAAGTGCTGGCAGACGACCTAGAGGACTTGTTTTATAAGCGGATAGATTTCTTGGGG